TTACCTTTTGCCCACATTGCCAATGGCTTAATAGGTGGCATCTTGTTTTTGTAAGAGTAAGGTGTATTGTATTTCTTTTCCTTACCACTTACCCCTTTGTCTTGAAACGTACCATACTCATTCATTAAAAAAGCTAACGAGAAGCTGTTAGGGTTTTCTTTTACTGTATATCCAATAGAATTATAAAGTCCTTTAGAAGCGTTCTTTTGCCCTTTAGTTAGGTTTGTTCTGGACTGTTGAACAACATACTTAGCAAACTTATTTAATGCCCCTCCAAGTTCTTTCATTTAACAGATTGTCATATCATTAGGAATCAATACATCTAGGCTTAAAGTCCACCCAGCTACCTTGTTTTCAAACCTATCTGTGAAGGGTTCTACATTAGGTGTACCAGTTAATTCATATAGTTCATCTCTTAGGTTTCCCCTTCTTAATAATTCAAGGAGTCTATTAATTACAGCTAACTGAGTGTTTAAAACATCTTGTTCATTGTTGTTGCCTAAGAATTTATCTGTTACTGCGTCTTTGCTTTCATCTACAATGTCCATACAAATCACAGACAAACTAAACTGCCAAGCCGAACCCAAATATGTTGCATTGTTTACTATAAAATGTGATAAAGGGAATATGTCTTGCTTGTTTAGGTCTACCTCAAATATGTCTCCATAGGTAACAGTATTAACAAAAGCATCTAGGGCTAGTGTTTCTTTTATCTTAGTAGTGATGTTGTAAAAACCTTTCATTTTTTAAAGTTGTTTTTTATCATTCTGCTTTCAAACTCTGCCTTCTCCTTTTCAAATGCTAAATACATTAAGCAACTATGTAAGGAAAGGTTTGTAATTTCTGTAAATCTTCTAATGTCTCCCTGAGCAAGTGTGTATATTTCCTGATAGCTTCCCCATTTTCTACCGAAATTTGACCGCTCATCAGTTCCTTCTGTGCTTCCTTCTGTAAATAGTTCGGGATAGCTTTCAACAAGTCGCCTGTTAAAGTCCAAAAAAAAACCATTGCACCAAATACAACCCCTAAAGGCATTTGTTTCATTAACTCGCTATGTTTATGCGTACCTCCATACGGTTCTAATAAGTATTTATTGCCTATCTTATTAGTAATTGGTCTATATAAAACAGACATAGCTTTGTGCATAGTCTGCCAGTCGTTTAAATAGCTTGTAACGTCTTTGTTTTCTCCATAGGTAATTTCATCTATGTTAGGTAAGAAACCAAATGTAACGCCTTGTAAATTGAATTTAAGACTATGTGATGGTTTGTTATCAAATAGCTTGGTTAGTCTTTCAGAGTATTTATCTACATCGCTATCTTTAATAGTACCTAAGCCTTTTAAATTAATGTCTAATAATATACGCACAATATCCCCATCAGTAGGCTCTTCAAGTCTTAGAAGTTCTTGGTACTGACCTAGTGTTATTTCGTTTAGATTCTCTGGTATATTGATTTCAAACTTCATAAATTAAAAACAAAAAAAGAGGCTCGCTGTATAACGAACCTCTTAATTATCAAAAACAAACACTAAACTATCTTTTATCGAAATAATACTTATACAATTCTTTTATCTTATTATACAGCCCCTCGTTCTGTTTGTATATCATTTGTCCTTTTATCTTTTTACCTCTATAGTCTACTTCTATATGGCAGTCTGGTAATCTCCTACCATTGCTTTTAGGTATAGGTACTGGATAAATAGTTATATCATTCTGCCAAGCCCATTCTATTGGTTCCATTTGTCATAAAGTTTTAAGCCTATATAAAAGACTACCATAAAAGTAATCCCACTTATAATAGTGATTAAAGGGTTAAGGAACAAAAAGCATAGTAGCTTTATTAAAGCAAAGAATAAGCTGGTTAATAATATTATAAGCAAACAGCCTATAATGATTTGAAGTATTTTTATTTTCATAATGTTTGTTTTGTTAAAATTAATCCACATAATACATTTTAGTATTTTCGTAATCTTTAGGCGCATTTACTAATTCTATTATTTCACATTCGTTTTTACTTATACCACACTCCCAAGCACCGCAAACTTCATATCCTTCATTATTAAACTTTGCCACCATTAGCAGCTTATTATTTGATAACACCCATAAATGCTGACCTATTTTTATATTTTCAAATTTCATAATGTAAATATATAAATTAATAATAGACTAAATGCATATTAACATAACTTTAACATTTGGCACAAATGGAATAACATTTGTTAATGTGCTATAAACAATACCTTGTCGGGTATAATATACGTTAATGTGATGTAAATCATACCTTCTCGGGTATAACTTTTAATATATATGATACTCCCCTTTGTGTGGGTCTGCTAACTGGCTAGTTAAAGCATATCTACAACTGTCTATTGCGTGGTTCCAAGCATCAATAGGTTTGTTTAGTTTGTTACCTTCTTTGTCTTTTAACCAAATGTAGTTTCTTAATTCGTTTATAAGGTTCTTACTTCTAGCAGTTACATATACCTCATTTTGATTGATGAGGTTTATACCATATACAATACTGTCTCTGCCTTTAGATACTGGAAGCAAGGTATGTCCGTAGCTGTTTAATTCTGCTATACTTTTAGGTTCTGCACTATCCGCATATATTAACTCTGTACTTTCGTGGGACTTTAATAGATTGCTAATCTCTGAGTTAAGTAAACCCTTCTGATAAAAGACCTCATCAAATATATAAGCATTGTTCCATTTGTATAGTCTAATGTAACTACTAGGGTCATTGCTGTACCCCCAGTCTAAACCTCCACATAGTAACCTAGCTTCTTCTGGTAGTGTGTTTAATTCTTTCCAGTCTGTTATACATACGCCCTCTAAAGAACCTACTTGACCTAATCCATATACTTGCCACCAGTTAGCCCAATAGGTAGATGTGGTAGCTTTCTTCTTTGCTCTCTCTATTTCTTCTATTATAGTACTTGGTAATGCTTCATTATCCTTGTAGGTTAATATAACAAATTCGCTATCTGGTTCTATTAGTACTTCTTTATGCGCCCAAAATTCTGATGTGGGGTTAAAGTCAATCCATATAGTGCCGCTTGTTCTTACCGCTAATTGATTGTATGCATCAAATGGTATATTGTTAGCCTCGTTAATATATAACACATTACGCCTAGCCCCTCTTAGCTTGTCTGGTTGGTCTACACTAAAGAACTCTATGTAGCTTCCATTAACAAAGGTGTACTTTAAAGTGCTTTTATTAAACTGCCCATCCCTGTACACCCTAAGCATTAACATAATCTTTAAGAAGTCTTTTAAAGCACCTCTACGTAGATGAGGTATAGACTCACTTACTACAGATATTTCCAAGTCTGGATTCTCTATAGCTTGGTTTATTAATATAGGAAGTATTCCAAAAGTCTTACCAGCAGAAGTACCCCCTTGAATAACCCTTTTACGAGCCTTTAAAGCGTACATCTTTTTAATTGCAGTAGTTACTACAAATTCATCCATAAAGTTTCTTATTCTTCTCCTACGTAGAAAATAGGCTGTTCTTGGTTTACGTTTAAGTCTCTAGTTTCTTTTGGCTTACCAGCATAGTAATTAAAGTATAACTGAACAAACTTAAAGTCTCCAGCTTCTACACCTTTTTCTAATGCCTCGTATGCTTTGCTTAACATTGGCGTTAGCTTTTCAATCATTGCAACCTCGTCACTCTTGCTAGGTCTGCCTCCTTTGTTTCCTATAGTGCCTTTGTTGTTTACTCTGTTATCCATAATCAGTTTAGATTAGTTTACTAATTAAAAACAATTTGTTTGGCTGTTTGTTAAATGTTGGTTGTATCTGTTGTTATGGTACATTGTCAATCTGTACAGCCGCCAGAATTGCACCCAGACCCTACGCCAAAGATAAAATCAGTTTGCAATCCTATTTTCTTAATTTTATTCATAGACATTTCTTTTTTGAATTTACCCTTACCTTTTTCTTGGTCAGCAAACCATTGCATTTTCAACGGTTCGTCATCCCAGTTTTTTCTTAATTGTTGCACTGGCTTATGGAAACAACCTACGCAATTACTGTCTTTAGGAAAATTTATTCCAGAATTTAAACTCCATTTATAAATTTCATAATGTTCTATTTTATCATCAACTAATGGATATTCTACCTCTCTATATTTTTCAAATATCCATTTATTTCTGCCATTATCTGAAAAACCATTATGGAACTTAAAAATTGTATTTTCATAATTTACTCTATGCGATTCATCATATCTAATACCTAACCTTGTTGATACAATTTCTTTGATTTCATTTCTACAAAATTCTGCGATAGGTTTTAATTTCATTTCAGTAGTGCAAAATCTTGTCATTTGGTTTGGCAAATAATTTGACTTGTCTTTTATAATTTGCTCAAATGTTTTGCCAGTCAGCCATTTTATTTCCGTTCCGATTAATTGCTCTAAATCTAAAATCACTTTCAAAGTTAAATCACTTTCAGCCGTTGCTACAAATTCCATTCCGATTTTATCGCTAACTAATTTAACAAGTTTTTTATCTTTAGGTGTGCATTTTTTATCTTCAATTCTTACCAATGAAAATAAATTGTAATCCGCTGGATAGTGTTTTGCTAAATACGATGATGTTTTTCCGCCAGACACACTATTCACTTTTATCATTGGTTTTATATAATGCTCCATAATTTAATTTATTACCAGTATCTCTTTTCCTTGTTTGTCTTGTAATGCTACTAAACCAAATTCAGAATCTAATCCGTTTAGTATGTCTATTTTCCTGACTGTGTTTATTATTCTTATAAAGTTATTAGGGTCTATATTTATTCCTCCTTTACTTATGTAATAGTTATACAGTAGTTGATAGTCAAACTGTTTTTGTTTTCTCATTAGTATATATTGTTCTTTCATTTTATGGCTCTATTTTTTTAATCTTTAACCCAGTCTAATTTATTACCTTTAGATAAATTATCAAACGCCCATAAAGGTTGTAAGTTAGTATAATGACATAGCTTAATAGTTTCTTGTTCTGTTTCTGCAGAAGATAAAGGTATTATATGGTCTATATGCCATTCTCCTATATTATCCCAGTTCATTCCATCTTCGAATTTAGCTTCCATAAAAGACTCTACTGTTTTCCAATTCGCCCCTAGTATTTCTTCTGTGCTGTTTTTCTTTTTATATCCTTTGTAAATAAAAAACTTTCTAAGCCTACCTCTAAGCCTTGTCTTTATTTTTCTAATTGGAGATGAATTATTGTATTTATTTTTCTTTTTATTAATTATATCTTTATTTTCTTGATTGTATATCTTTTGTTTTTCAGATAACTTTTCTTTATTTTCTTGATAGTAAGTTTTTTGGCGTAATCTTATTTTTTCTTTATTTTTTTGATTGTATGTTTTATAGTATTCAGCTATCTTTTCTTTATTTTCTTGATTATATTTCTTATTGTAAATCTTTATTTCTTCTTTTTTATCTTGATTGTGTATCTTATGATATTCAGCTATCTTTTCTTTGTTTTCTTTATAAAACATATTGCTGGCAATCTTTATTTTTTCTTTATTTTCTTGATAGTAAATCTTTCGTTGTTCGCGGATTTTATCTTTATTTTCTAATTGATATTTTTTTATATAAATCAGCTTTTCTTCTTTGGTCATAGTTCTGCTCCTTCCATTTCTTTTATTACTACTGGCTCTGCCTCTTTACCTATCATTAATAGCATTGCGTTTATTCTTTCTATTGCTTTACTAAATTGTAAAGGAGTTAAGTTGTTTAGCTTAGGCTGTATGTTTGTGTCTGTTATTATTTGTGTCTCTATTTTTTCTTTTAATTCTTTGTTCTCTATTTTTAACAAATTATTAATTCTCAGCACCTCTATCAACTGTAATTCATCAGAGTTTAAATCTATTTGATTAAAGTCATTTATAGCCCTTTTAATAGCCTTATTTGTTATAGTGGGAAAAGTATTACCTAAAGCATTTAAAACGGCACAGTGGTTCTTGTTTACGTACTCTCCTATCTCTCTTAGGGTAAGGTTAGTATTTTCTCTGCATAGGTAATAAAATAATGCTCTACCTTCTGCGTATTCTCTTTTTCTACTTCTGCTGCTTATGTCTATATTTAAGTAATTGTTTACGTAGTTGTAAATGTCTTTTATCATATCTCTAATTCTTTTTCTATTGATTGCATTGTGTTACTGTTAGCAAATTCAAGTGCTTTGTAAACACCAGCACATTTTAGGTATTGTTCTTGTTGTATTAAATAAACTAGCATCTCTTCTATTATGTAAAGAGGCGCACCGTTGTATATTTGCTCTAAAGCTATAAGATAAAATTCTTCTTTGATGTTCATTTATGGCTCTATTTTTTTAATGTTAAAACATACTCATATCGGTTAGTTGTAAGTAATAATTTTAAAAACCTCCACTTACTCGGTCGGCTTACTCATTCGTAAAAAGTTTCTCGGTTACTATTTCGCTTCTACCTGCTTTCATATAAGATTTAATATTTCCGCTCCAAACACATTTAAAGTCTTTAGGTGCTTTGTATTCGCTTACAAATACTTTATGTCCTTGCTTGGCTTTAGTTCTGCACCATTCCCAAAATTCTAAATAATTAAAGTCTTTAGAAGTTGCGTATTGTTTTGTTCCCTCATAAGGTATATCACAATATAAAATAGAATTATTAGGTATAATTATTTCGTTATAATTTCCACTACTAAATTCAACTCCTTTCATAGAGTCTATTTGTTTTTTAATATTATCAATGCTTTCTTTTGTGTAATCTCTTTTTTTGTAATTACCATTATATCCACCATCAAAGAACCTACCATTATAAGAAGCCATAAATCCAATCCATCCAATTTCTGCTAAAGTAAATTCATTGTTAGTTTTATTGTTAAATTCGGTTCTTGCTCTATCATATAAATCTTTTGGTATTTCTTCAATAAATGTTTTACCCTCAGTTAATTCATACCACATTTCCATAAGGTATTCACTTTTATCAGATGCAATTCTATTTCCTGTTACTTTATCTATAACATTACAACCTCCTGCCATTAATTCAACATAGTATTGTCCTTGCGTTCTGTCTTTTAAAATAATAGGTAGTATCTCCTTTGCTATCCTATTTTTTCCTCCCATATATTTCATTCTCTTTATATTTTATTTGCCCATTCAACACCAGCAATAAACCCTTTTCTTAGTTCTTTATAACTATTTGTTTCGTGCATATTAAAGTAGTTGTGTGCATAGTTATCCGCTGCTTTTTCTACATCAACGGTCTTACTGTTAAATTGTCCTTCGTTAAATTCACAATGCTGGTCGATTTGCTTCACAAAAAAAGGTATATTTAATTGCTTTGCATACTTTTCTGCAAAGTCAATCATTTCTGTTCGGCTGTATAATGGTGTACTGTTAAGCCTTTTATTTTCAATCCTTTCTAAATACTGTTCTGCATTCATATCTTTTATTTATTACTTAGTTCTAAGTTTTAAAAGGTTATAACAAAGTAAGTACCTTTCTCTTGCTTTGCTTTTGTGTATTTTTTTAAACAATTCAAACACCTTTCTAGTGTATTGATATTTAGTAATGCAATCAACTAAGTATTTTTCAGTAAATTTAACACCGTACCCTTTACAATAGTTAACATTGTCTGCTGTGTCTCCTATTATCATTTGTTCATAGAAGTTATAAAGTGCTTCTTCTTCTGTTATATCGTGTACGCATTGGTGCTTTTGGTGGTAGTTATACATTAAGCAAGGGAACTGCTTGTAGTCTTTATCTATGCTAACTATCATTACTTCATTTCTTCCGTACTCTTGGGTCATATTAAACCAATACTTGGCTACAACGTCATCTGTTTCTACACCAGCTTCAGCTATTCCACCATATTGTTCTGTTACAAAGTTATGTACTTGTCCTAGAAGCTCTGGTCTAGGTTGGTTCTTTCTGTTAGCTTTGTAGGTCTTAGATATTTTTGTTCTGAAATTACCCTTTGAGTTGTTAAATAGTAGGTAGTCGTCTACTGGGTAAATTGCCTCTATCTTATTTACTATGCTCATAAACACTTCATCAAACTTAGCTGTAGCATCATCTATATTGTCAAAATATGGATTGTCGTCTTTGTTTTCTCTTTTTTTAAAGCAGCTTGACCATACAAGGCTATCTGCATCTACTAGTAGTATCATAATTTTTATTCTTCTTCGTTAAATTCACTATGTTCCATACAATCAGAACAGATGTCAGACTCATACCAAGCCTCAGCACCGCAGCAATCGCTTAACATAACTCTAGTATTAATCTTTTTAGTATTCTTGTTGTTCTTTCATTTAACATAAAGTCTACACAATTACCACCCAAGCTAATTCCGTTTATATCTACACCTTTTTCAAATGGTTCTGTGTCATAGCTCCCATTCTCTGCTGGTATTAAATCGTATTGTATTGTAAATTCTAAACCCTCGTACATTATATTAGTTTCCATCTTGTTCTTTTAAATAGGTTAATACTTGTTTTAGCTTGTTGTAAGAGTATCTATTATCTGCTATGTATGCTAAGTATATTTGATTCTCCAAAATCTGTATTGCTTTTTCTTTTATCATATCTTTTTTTAAGTTATTGTTCCTTACAAATATAAACAATGTTTGTTAATTAAAAATAATAAAATGTTAAAACTTTGTTAAAAAAAAAGAGAGGCTATTGCCCCTCCTTAATATTGTCCGCTTCTATTTTTTGTAAATGCCGTATATGTTCTACCTCCCTTTCTAAATAGTCTAAAGCCTTTAATAGGTCCTGTAGTTCATCATCTTTCTTTCCTGCTCTTATTATATACTTGATTATATTGCCTCTGTTAAAAGACAGCTTATAGTCTTGTATGATGTCTATAACGTCATAAGTAGTAGCAGAATAATATAGTTTATTTCCTTTCATAATAGTTTTATTCCTTCTTTA